ATTAGAGGATTTAAAGTCACAATATAAACTATTAGACGAAAATACTGTTAGTTTCCAAAAATTATATAAAGATTATTGTAAAGAACAGAAAAATGAAAAAAGAATTGTAAGTAAGGATTATTTTTTGAAATATATATCCATAAGTATACCTAAAAATTTCATTAAAAATAATTATATTTTAAATTTATATTGGGATTAACATTTACGGAATTTACCCTTCTTTGTTCTACATCGTTTTCCGGTTCTACGTTTTTTTCCTGTTCTACGTTTTTTTCTTGTTCTACGTTTTTTTCCTGTTCTTTTACGGGTTCCACGTTTACCATCGGTACGAAATGAACCAAATTCTCCTTTTTTTGTACGATATCCTGCATCGGTTAAACGTTTAAGAGGGTTACTCGAACTTTTAGCTCTTGAAACAATTTTACCATGTTTATTAAATTTTAGTTTCTTTTTAGTGAGACCTCCACGTGTTTTATATACTGTACCGTGCATTACCTGTGCTCTTGAACCAATTAAACCCTTAAATTTTCCACCACTTACATGGTATAAACCATCAGAACTCTTATGAACTCTTTTTACCATTATATATTAAACGTAGAAAAAAAACTTAACGCATTTAAAATATTTAAAAATATAACTTGCTAAATATCCAATGAATATAACATCTCATCTCTCTGTTTCTTCTAAAAGATTAAAAAATTGTGATACTATAATTAAAAGACTTCATGAATTAAACATCATGTCTTCTATTAAAAACAATAATAGTGTTATTTGTGATAATAACAGTTGTTGGCTAGAATATGGTTGTGATATTACATTAACTGATTTTAATCCAAAATTAATAAAAGAAAAGATATGGAAACCATTATCTAAAGAATTCGGATTTAAATGTGCCTATTTGAATGTAGAGGATAAATATAAAGGGTGTATACATGATTTCAAAACTAGCAATTATCATAAATAAATCAAGATTAGAATAATAATTTATATATATATATTATTATGAATAGAACATTCATTCGAAATAATATAACATCAATTGCCATAATTATATTTATTATTTTATTTACTATAATACAAATAATCGAACCAGCATTCTTATATGATAGAGATGGAGGTTTTAGAATTTTCGGTATTGGTAAACAAAAAAAAACAATAATACCTATTTGGCTTGTTACAATAATATTAGCAATATTAGTATATTTATTTGTTTTATATTATTTAGCAATTCCAAAATTTTAAGAATTATCGTTTTCCTTCATTAATTTTTCTAGTTTTTCATCACCTTCCTTCATTATTATCTCTTGTTGTTTTAATGAATGCGAACATTCAAGATTTAAAATAGCATTATAACTATATGCTAAAACTAATACGCCACATAATAAAAACCAAACAATTTCCGAAATTACACTTTTTATATTTACTAACCTCCATAAATTTTGAAATTTAATTTTATCCATGTTGTCCTTTATTTGTTTTGATAATTTTTTGTTTAGTTTTTTAGAACCCGCTTTACCAATTAATTTTGATGCTAGAGGTGCGGTAGCTGATGTAGCTACTACAGGTGCTGATGTAGCTGCTACTGGTGCTGATGTAGCTGATAGAGGTGCTGTAGCTGATAGAGGTGCTGTAGCTGATAGAGGTGCTGTAGCTGCTACTGGTGCTGATGTAGCTGATAGAGGTGCTGCTACTGGTGCTGATGTAGCTGGTGCTGCTACTGGTGCTGATAGAGGTGCTGCTACTGGTGCTGATAGAGGTGCTGATAGAGGTGCTGTTACTGGTGCTGATAGAGGTGCTGTATCTGCTAGAGGTGTAGGTGGTCGTTCAATGTCACCACCCCTTTGTTTTTTACGACGCCTTCCACCAACCATTTCTTTATGTCCACTATTCGATTTAGTTATATGGGGTACATTATTTTCTTCTAAAGTTTCATTAAAATTAATTAAATTTGCTTTTACCATTTTTGTTATTATAGATGTGAAATTTGTCGGAGTTAATTCATTTAAAAATAATGAATTATCTTTTTTTATCAAAGCACTATCATTGTCTTGTGTTGGTAAATCGCCCAACCAATCCAAATTTTTAAAGACAGCTAAAAAACAATAACCTACTGTATTTGAAAATGGTTGAAGCCAACCAGGAAACATCCTGATACAAATACCTATAACTATAAAAATTAGTAAATTGGGTAAAAATGTATGAAACATGGCACCAATAATTTGTGGGCTCTTACCATCACACAAAGCCTTGCTATTATTTATATTAATAGTCAGTTGTATAAATATTGCAATTACTACATAGAAACCATAAATAGCATTAGACATATTACTATTATTGGGATAACTACTTGAACTAATAAAATATTTAATCAATCCATAAAATAAAGTTAATATACTAAAAATTCCGGTCGATGTTAAAATTGGAATTGTTTCCATCTATAATTAATATGTATAATATTTTTTGTTTTTTTAATTTTATAATTTAATGAATAACTCTCCAATATTGATTGAAACTGGGACAAAATATTTTATGAAAGAAACTCTAAAAAAATGTAGAGAACTAAAGCAAAATTATTATAATAAATTTATAAATATAATATTATTATTAATATTAATTTTAATAATTTTAGGATTCTTATATTATAAAAAAAGGACAAGATTAACACCTGAGGAAAAAGAAAGAAATATATTGGAAAAGGAAACATTTTTTTTGAATAAAATTAAATTAATTAGGGAGAATGAAGGGCAAAAAACAAATGATTTAATTACTAATTTACCACAATTCAAAAGTCATTTTGAGGTTTTACATAAAAAATATTATAAAGGATAAATATAAATGACCGACCCTGTTGATAAGTATTATAAAATGAAGAAAAATTATGAAAAAAAATATATAAATTATAAAAATACAATTATCAAATCTGATTTAGCAAAAAATCAAAAAAAAGCAAAAATTAAAAGATATAAACAACAATGCATTAATTGTAAAAAAAAAGTTGGAACAATATTTTCTAATAAAAATAAACAACTTTCTGTAAGATGTGGTGATATCATAAACCCATGCGGTCTCGAATATATAGTTATGCAAGGTTCATCTGGTTATATACCTGACCTTATTATTTCTTTTTATGAAAAATTAGAAATTATAAAAACAGATATCATAAAAATAAAGTTATCACTTTTATTTAGTTTAGAAACAGAAGAAAATATCGCGGAAGAATTTAAAAAATTAAAGGAACAATATAAACAAAGTTTGAATATTTTAGATAATTTAGAACACTATATATTTGAAGATGAAAAGGTATCTTACAAATATATGGGTGAAGATAAAAAAACACATAGAAGTGATGCAATAAAACACTATAATAAAGTATTGGGTAATTTAATTAATGATTATAAAATTATAATGACATCCCTTGACAGTGAAGATGTTTTAAATGATGCCATTGATAAATATAAAACGGAAATTATACCACTTAAACGGGAAATACAAAATAAGTTATTTGATATAGTGAGTGTAATCGATGATGGTGATAAAAAAAGATTAGTCAAACTAGTATTAAATCATGATAAATATGATGTTGACTATAGTAAATCAACCATATTGAGTGATAAAAAATAAATATTATATATATATATGAAATTTCTAAATGTTCCGGTATTAATCATATCTTTATCCATTGGGTTATTTTTTTCATATGTGATTAAACCTAATACAAATATTATATATGTATATCCTACACCCGAAAACATAGATAAAATACAATATAAAGATAAGGGTGATAATTGTTTTGGTTTTATATCAGAAGAAGTCGAATGTCCTTCCAATCAGGCAAAAATTAGGCGGTATCCAGTACAATAAACTTTTTAAAAAACTTTTTAAAAAAAAGTTTGGCAAAAACATAATAGAATTTTGTCTAGAATTTTGTTTAAACTTTTTTTAAAAGTTTTTTTAAAAGTTATATATATATGGGAATAAGAAATGTGATTCATAGTGGGTCGGGACAAATAATTATCTCTATCTTACTTGGATTAGGATTATCTACATTATTTAGAAGAGCCTGCAATAATCGTTCTTGTATTGTTTTTAAAGCTACTCCTTTAGATAAAGTAAAGGACCAAGTATTTAGTTTCGGTGGGAAATGTTATAAATATACATTAGATGCCGAAAAATGTAATAAGGATAAAAAAATATTAAATTATGCGTAAATAATATTCAATTTAGATATTATTGAATATTATATATGGATGCTACTAGTATATCTGACCTCCCATCTAATGATAGACCTGGGAAAAACAATGTTGTTTTAGAAACAAGAGAAACTGTTCGCAATGATTTAGCAAATCGTGAACCACCCTCATGTGCAACAGAACAACCTGAATTATCACAACAATCTATTAATCGTATTGTTCGTGGCATACAAAGTGCTGCAGGAACTGGTATGACTGAATTACCATCTAGACACATACCTATGGAAACAAATCATGTTACACAAGACCCACAAATTAAACCTAATTATATCCCACCAGCCCAAAATGAAAATTATATTGAGGAATCAAATATTGAAGATGCCATTGCAGAAAATAATTCTAGACAGAAAGGTACAGATAGATTAGACCAAATGTATGAAGAAATACAATTACCGATACTTATTATGCTATTATTCTTTATTTTCCAATTACCATTCGTCCAAATGAAATTAAAAAGTATTTTACCATCTCTTTTTATGAATGATGGTAACCCAACACTATCTGGGTATGCTTTTAAAACATTATTATTTGGTGTAGGATTTTATGGATTACAGAAGGCTAGTATATATTTAAGTGAATACTAATCTCTTTTTAAGAAAAAGAGAACAAAAACTTTTAAAAAAGATAACAAAAAGGTAGTCCCGAAAAATTGAACTTATTAATATTATTTTATTAAATAAAAAAAATAATATGATTAGAGCAGCAAAAAATGGATGTTCCAGTGATGTTGTGTTTCAAGGAAGAAAAATCTACCATGATTGGGATACTAATATTCCTATTTCAAGTCTAGGGATGAAATTATGTAAAATAAAATGGATTGAAAATAAAGTAACGGATACATCAAAACTAAATGAAGTAATGCATTTATTTATTGACTGGGAATTATATGAAAATGGATGGTACGTAGCATATCCAGATGGAGGTTATAAAAACAAGAACCTATTTTATTATTTACAACAAATGGGTAATTATGGTTCTCATAAACCAGAGGCATTAAAGTATTTATCAAAAGATGTATCAAAAGATGTATCAAAAGATGTATCAAAAGATGTATCAAAAGATGTATCAAAAGATTTATTGCAATAATAGAAAAAGACTGTATCTAATACCTGACGTTAATCTTGTTACACCATGAACTATATTATTTTGATGGATTGTTATAGAATTTAAATTTTGCTTTGGTATATGAATTTTATTTTTAGTAAGGTATATTAAATCTCCACCATTATATTCATTGTGACTATTAAGAGGGATTTTTAATGTTTTTATTGCATGATCTGTATGAAAATCTATAAATGAATTATTTCCAGTTACTTTTCTGAGCTTTATTTTATTGAATTTACTAAATATGTCTTTTAATTTATTAAATTTATATTTTCCTATTAAACCTTGTAATTCATTATTTGATAAATCTAATTTAAAATCATTTTCTGTATTATGACGCTCATCAATATAATTTATTAATTTTTGTCTTATTTTTTTATTTAAAAGATTATTAGTTAAATATTCAAAATTAGCATTATAATCTCCATTGAGAGATACAATATAAGAATTTATATCCTCATTATTAATTGTATTTCCCATTAAAATTTTTTGAATATTATTGGTTAGTTTATTTGTAAATTTCCCTATGTCGGCCACGTAGTTGTGGTATATTTCTGGTTCACTTTCACTCTCTTCAAGTTTTTTTATTATTTTATTTAATTTTTTTTTTTCATTTATTAATTTATTATTTTTTGATTCTACATCTTTTAATTCTCCTTCTAAGATACTAATTAATTTGTTAGTTTCATCTAACTCTTGCTTTAGATTTTGATTTTTTTTTTCATATAAAATTAGTTTTTGTTGTAAAACTTTATTAGACATCTATAGTTAAATTAAATTATATTTTTAAGTAAATATGTTTAAGCATCTCTATATAACACATGTTACTATAGAGATTTTATTTTTTTCTTGTTTTCTTACGCTTTTTTCGGCGGCGTTTTGATTTTTTTCTTGTCTTCTTACGCTTTTTTCGACGGCGTTTGGTGTTCTTACGCTTTCTTCTGGTTTTTTTTCTTCTTGTTTTCTTACGTCTTCCACCCATCATCACTTCATTCAGTAGTTCCTTTGCTTCCGGCGCAACACCTGCCATTGGTGAACCCGTAATCCGTTGTTGCCACTCCGGTCCCGTCATATTATTTTTCGCAACAGAATTTGCAACAATTCGAGTATCTGTTAAAATCTGAGAATACCATTGTGTTGCTCTATTATCTTGTGATGAGTCATAACCAAATGCTCTAGTTAAAATTGCTACTACATTAGTTAAACATAAAACGCGTGGGTCTGAACCTTCGGGTGGATCAGGAATACATACTATTCTACATATATGTCTCATGATACCACCCTTTCTTGCTTGTGTACAACCGGTATTTAATTCCACCATCATTCTTTTAAAATAACTATTATGTGCGTTTACCCTTGCTACTGGTCCTTTACCAGCCATTCCATACGATTGCCAAATTAATATTAAATCTTCCTTTGCTTGTTGTGGGCGATCCGCTTGTTCGGTTAACGTAGATTTTAAATTTTGTGGACAATTGCCTCCTTGAGGAGCTAATAAAGTATATGCTGCTGCATAATCACCATCTACAAGCGCTACTACACTTTGTGATATACATCCTTGTACTTGATTATCTTCATTACCACCAAGATCATTATTATTCAATGTTGTACTTATATCACCACCACCCCCAAGAACTACAGTATTAAATGCTCTTCTTATAACTACACGAGATTGTATTACAGGTTCTTCAAATATTTCAGCAAGACTTTCATCTGTTCGCTGGTTTACCACCACCCCCTCCAAAACGTTGTTTACTGCGGCGCGTGCTTCACCCTGATTATTTGAATCTCTTACAGCGTTAATACAATTACTAACTAAAGTTGCTTTCTGTGAAATTGGAATTTCACCCATATTCATTAATTCATCGATAGCAGTCATAAATGCCTCTTCTTGAGTTACACTTTGTAGTTGAAATTGTGCATTAAATAAATGGGTCACGATATTTTTTATTATAGCGTTATGTGCTGTTGTCGGAATCGAAGAGTCTGATACCGTAAATTCATCCAAAGCTAAATTTGGTGTAGGAGTATCAATAGTACTTTGCTGTATCATGTCTAATAATTGTGCGGTGTTGGCAAAGATGCTGGTTAATAAGGCGAATGTCAACTCAATCTGTTTAACATATGTAGTTAAAGTATCTGGGTTTTGTGCTAATTGTGGGTGTTGTCTCATATTAGCTTCAATATTCATGAGTATCCCCCAGCTGTTACTAAGAGCCGTGACTGACTGGAGCCAATTAGTAGTACCCAACCCCATCTGTTCATAAGCGGATACTCTATGACCCCTAGTATTAGTAAACCACGCCATAATACGTCCAAAAAGACTTATAGGTTGAATCATAACACCATATCTACTAACTATTTGTGTAGCTTGATTAAGGTTAGTAAGGTCATTTTGATCCAAATTTACATCGTCTTGGAATGATTGAATAGCATTTCGTATTGTAATAATGGCATCTGCGGCTCGATGTTGTGCTGCTTGATGTTGTTGTGGTGTTATAAAATTACTCATATATAATAAAGAAAGATAATTTTATTATAAT